TCAAATGGAAAAGTAGGCCGTCTACGAGGATGCCTATCAGCAGGATTTCTTCCCATCCTATGATACAAATTATGCCAATGTTGTTTTCCTTCTTTATCAATTTTCATATCAAACCCTATTAACATTATTCTCTTTGCACCAAAATGAACAGCTAAATTAATAGCAGCCGAACCACTATTCGAGTTCCACGACAATCGTTTAGGATCATTACTTATACCCTTACTATGAGAAGAATCTCTATTTAAATATTTAATCCAACTATACTTTTCACATAATGGATGACAAGAAACCTTTATTCCTGGAAAAGCCGCCAGCCCTAATTTTTCTCTAAGAAAAAATCCATTATCCCCAAAAAATACGACATCTATCCAATCCCCTATTTTATAAGCCATATTTACCGCTATTACATGTTTATCATGTAATATACTCATATATGGCGAGTAGACATTAGGAGTAGTTTTTTCAGAAATGACATCTTGTACTACCCTATTAGGAATACCAAATTGTTCAGTTAATGAAGGCCCACCTCCTAATATCCATACATCACCACCTTCCCACATTCTAGGAACATTCCACATCACCGAGATAAATCTGAAATTAATTTGTTAGCTGTTACTTCATCTAAAGGTTTCTGATTTATTATTTTTCCAGTAGATGTTAAAACATTGAAAAATCCTTCTTCATCTTCGGCTGGTTGTAATTTGTAAGAAGCTTTATTCACGTTTGAAACTGGTATTTCTTCCATTATTTCCTGTTGTGGAATTATCACATCACGGAAGGCTTTGGAAACTTCGTGTGGAAATGCTTTAAACCTTTCCCCTGGTTTTATTATTCTATTTTTTCCTATACGGAAAGTTTTTCCATTATTCTTAAACCAAATCTTTTCATCTGTAGCCTTATTTTTTTCTAAAGAAACTACACCATTTTGTTTATCACTTCGAATCATATCTTTCTATTTAAATTAATACTTGATTAGTATTATTCTATAAAATTAAGCTAAGTGAACAATGCCACTTCTCTTATTATAATCCGAACGGATTTGAGGAACCTGGATGGTCATGACTTTGTAGTTAGTGACCATATTCCCCTCAGATTTCCATTCTACATTCTGAAGGCCCATTCCGCGAACAAGACGAACAACATCAGAAGTCATTTGAACTAAAAGAACATTGCCATCTGTCAATGTATCAATAACTTTAATTCCTTTAATTCCATTAATCTTCATAATGCGTTCACGAATTGTTGTTCCAGGTGTAGTGGAATCATAATCATCATCCAAAACAGTTTCATACGTTGTTGGAATATATAACATCCACGGGCCATAATGATAATCTGCAATACTTGCTTGTTTCATTTCAAGAACATCCTGAATAATTCCTGCCCCCGTCATTGCAGAAGAGTTCCATGCAATACTCAAATTAATAAGATTCCTGTCAGGATGATTTACATAACTATAAATAGTATTCCTGCCATTACTTCCTTTCTCACCCCATGAATACGTTGTATTTGTAAACAACATTGCTTCCAATTTTTCAGCTACTTTACGAGCAGCTATTTGAGCATCAATCGTATCAAGTGGATTACCCAAATTGCGGGATGCTGCTAATTCACGAGCATTTATCTCATAATCGATGTGAATTATAGGAATTGGTAAATAATGGTAGTTGAAATCAGGGCGGTCATTCTTTGCTCTGGTAATACCATCCATCGTAAGTTCAGCTTCAAAAGCATCACTTACATCATGATATTCAAGAATTGTAGTCCCCATTGCATTACCTAAATTATAGGTAAGCCCATTGTCAACTAAATCCTGAATACCGATTAATCGAGTACGGGATACATCCAATAGTGCATCATCTAATGATTTCCATTCATCACGACGAAGTGTGGCATTTGTCAAAGGAACTTGGTACGTATGATAACTTGTTGCTTTTTTAGGATTTCCACCAGTATAAACCGTTACATATGCATTACCATTATCATCTATAAATGGCCTTCTGGATCCTATATTAAGTTGTCCATTTGCCATTAAATATTTGGCAATGTCCCCTTGTCCACCACTTTTTAAAAGCACATCAACATTTGCATTTATTCTTTTCATTGTCTTTCCTCCTTTCAATTACATTATACGAATTAAAGTATGCTGAGTAGTTGTGGCTCCAAACTCACTGGAATCTGTAGTTGACAATGAAGTCAAATCCTTTGCTTCAACAGCCTGTCCTACTACATGCTGATCATATAATGTATGAGCACCACCACCTGGGTACGCATCATCTGATTCCCAAGATTCATTTGTGCGAACTTCCTTACGAACAAATCCTGCCCCATTAGATTCTACAAAATCCCCAATGGAAACGCTGTCTTCATCAGCAAGTAACAAATAGGCCATATCACCACGTTGTGGAATCCATACACGAACCTTATCCCCACTTGCATACGCTTCATCAATGGCCTTACCTTGTAAGGCATCTTCAATCGCAACCATTACTAAAGCAGTTTTTCCAGCTCCAGAATGTTTCTGCACTTTACCGGCACTAGTCAATTCTACAAGTTGTCCTGGGAGAATTGTTCCATATGCTTCGTATTCTTCAAATACATGAAGATAATCTTTAATTATAATCGTATTATGTTTAATAGACATCGTATTTTCCTCCTTTCTTATTTCTTAGTTTCTTCTTCAAGTTCAATTCCGGCAGGTAACATATGATTTACAATGTTTGCATTAACCCCTACTTTCCTCATTCCTAAAGCTGAATAATTAATAATTTCACTGTTTTCATCATTTTCTGTTACTACAGAATTATAAAGCTTTTCAAGAAAAGCATCATTACATGCTTTCAAATCATCGTCCGACCAAGTTCCCTGTTCAGTATTGGACTGAATGCTTCTAATCCAATTATCCCTGCGAGCTTGTTTTTGAGCACGTCCAAATTCTAATGCTTCTTTATCTTCTACAGATAACGCATTTAGAATCATTTCACGAGTAATTTTAACCTCAGAGTTAGTGGCTGGTTTATTTTCTACTGGAACAGCATCCAACCATGCTTCATCCTTTTCCAGTAAATACTCACGATCAGCGGCAGTAAAAGGATTTGCATTACTCTGAATTATTGCAACCACTTTTTCCATACACTTCCCGCACTCTTCTTTATTTGCCATAGAAGTACCTCCTTTTAAATTATTATTAAATTTAGCTTTCTCTTCATGAGTTCCCAATGGGACATAATCAACTTTTTGTCTTACTTCCGTTGGATTTCCCAACAATACTGGAAATCCATTCGTATCCAACTCATATTCTTGTTGGTACATACGTTGATCAGGGCTTTCTCTATTTCTTTTAGAGAATACAATATGAGTATTATTCATATCCTCTAAATAATGAGAAGCACTTTGATTATCCATTCGATCCAACATTCGTTGAGCTGACTGAACCATAGACTTATATCCTTGATCTATGTTAGCATTAAGAATATTTTGAATATGTTCCTGTTTCTCAAGTTCAACCCCCATATTATTGCCTACATCAATGTCAAAATCTTTAGCTTTTGCTTTAATCTTAGTAAAGGCAGAAGCTCTTTCTTCAGAACTTATTCCTTGTACTTGACTAATTCTTACCAAAGCATTTCTAACATGATCAACATCAAAAAGAGGAAGATGACTTGCACTTGGTGGATCTTTAGGGATGGCATAGAACTCATTTGCAGACATCCCTAATTCTTTGCGTTTAGCCTCCATATCGGTGCCTTTAGCATCAATTTGCATGTTTACATTTTCTCCTTTCTTTTCATTATTAACACGTACCCCACAACCGTCATTCCATGAACAAGCCCCTGTAGCGCCGGGCAAGAGAGCTAAGTGATCTGGTCTATGGTTTCTAGCTGTAGCAGTATATCTTTCATTGTTCCAAATACCCGAAGTTTCATCTTCATCAGTGAATACCCCTATACTAACTTCCAGGGGTTCCCCTGTTATAATAGCTGTGTATGCTTCTGGGGAAATTTCCTGTAATTTCTCTGGATCTATATATCCTTCTGCTTTTAATTTTACACCATCCATATGGGCATTGAATGTTTGTCCTACAGATAATGATAACATTTCTGGAGAATTTGCTGAAACATTGATTCCTTCTGTATTAACAGGATGTTGTATCATTATAGGCATTCCATTCCACGCCTCAGGAAATCTACCTAATTCAGATGCTGGGTGATATAAAGGGCCTAATGATCCATTATGAACACCTTCAACCATCATTGTAATTGGAACGATAATATGCTTCTTTCCTTTGTATACCGTCTCACGAATTACATAATTTATATTGGAAATGTTAATATGTAATTGATTTCCGGTTACACCATTTGCCTGACGAATAGCAGAAGCTGCACAAGTCTCTTCACTGCCACCATCAGCCATACATTTACGTAAAACAGAATTTGCTATTTCTGCCCATTGTCGTTTTTGTTTATCAGATAACCCTTTTTTATGTTTATCCGCATCTTCTGCTCTCCACGGCATAATTTTTCATATTTTAAGTTAATAATTACTGAATTAAAAACGGAAGGGCAATACATCTACACAATGGATGTGCTGGAATCATTCCCTCTATTTCATCTAATGTAAACACTTTTCCTTGTAAAGAAGCACATTTAGGACATACTCTATCATCACCAGCAGTCATCCATTCACCTTGAACAATCACACCATGTACTGCCCAGTTTCTATATTCCTGAATAGTAGCTACATGATGTGCCCTTATAATTTCTGTTCTAGCCAAAATTTCTGCTCTCCGTTTAGCTGGTATAAATCTACCTAAACTATCAGTGATTCCCAATTCTCCAACACCTTGCCCATTAATAACTGCTATTAATTTACGGGCAATTAATCTTGGATGATCCCCATCTGCTATTCCTTGAGCAAGGATTCTACTGATGAATGAATCCATAGCATCAGTTATCCCCTTCAAATCAGTATACACTCTGGTGTAAAGTAAACCAAGACGATCTATATGAAAAGGAGTTGTCATCGACATTTCTATTCCCCCTGTTTGCTCTATAGATGGCACATCGAATCCAGCTTTTTGTAATTCAATACGAGCCCTTATTATCCCTCTTTTATATGAATCATAAATATATTTATTTTCCCAAGCAGAATTAATAGCAGTGCCTATTTGTTCAAATTCTCTTATTGATAGCAATCCAGCATTTACTTGTTGCTCCAACCATTCCATAAATTTAGCAACTTTATCTTTACTTAAACGATAAGCAAAAACATGCCATCCTGCAGAAATCATTTGTTGTGTAACAAACCCCCCTTCTACTTCTTTTAATCCAAAACAATCATTTAAATCAACTGTTTGTCTAATGATACTTATTAAATTGTTAAATCGTTTCGACATATCATTGGCAAACACATTACGAAGTGCTGTGGTATGCGTGGGATCATATTTATTATACACATATGGTGTTATGCCAGCACTATTCATTTTTCTCGTCATTAGATTGTTCAAAATCCTCTTGTTGCGTACTCGATTGTTGCCCTATCGCTTCTATTATCTTTCGCTCTTGCTCAACTTCTGATCCTATCATTTGCCGAACCATATTTATCTGATCCGAACTCAAACCAAGACCAAGTTCCAAAAATGCCTGTGGGGGTAATACCGCTTCGGCTATTGGGCTGATAGTATAATCCCTAATAGCCGTTGCCCTATCTTTACCGATTTTTACACGATCCGCTTCCGACAATGCAAATAAATCCTCCCAGTTAATAGAATACTTGTTCGTAGAAAGGTTAGGCAAAAGTCGTAAAGTCTGGCACGCTTTTACAAAAGGGCGTATAATATGTGGTTCGGCATGTTCCTGTCTTCTTATCATCACATAAGATTTCCATTCCCCAGAATCTTGAGCACTTGAAAGTTCACCACGTTCACTACCTACTAATATTCTTTTTGGTATTCCTGTAACTGCTGAAATCATCATTAATTGTACCTCTGCATGATTTTTTGGATCGGCTATTTGTTGATCCAAGGACTTTAAATCAAGCCCTTCACTAATCAATATTCTTCTTAAATTATGTTCAAATTCATCAATTTGATCTTTTAAATCTTGTTTAGTTTTAAGGGTCATTTGAAAATCCTTATCTACATTACCAGAATAACCAGGGCGGGCCCCACGCCAAAACATTTCTGCATCACCACCAACCAACTTCTCTAAGTCCATTAAACGATTGAAAACAACTTCCAAAACAGGAGCACATTCAATATCTGACTCAAGTGGATCGTTTACGATGTGTACGATCCGTGAATAATGTACATCAGCAGTCATACTTACTCCACCTTCCAATTCCTGTATAGTAATTGTATAGATTAGTGGTTTACCATATCTCGCATTATTTGGATCGGTTTCATATGTTGTTATTTTAGCACTTCCCTCACTAAATGCTTTCAAATAAACTAAATTACTACCAATTTTAGTGGGAGTTCTAAAATCCTCATTTTGACGAACATCATCCAATCCCAAAAGAATAATTCCATATTTTCCAATACTTGACAAACGATCAACCCTTGAAAACAAAGATTGTAATTCAAATTTAGAGTTTAATTCCCCCCAAGCTTTTTCAAATGGGGTTTCTTCCATCAATTGGGATTCTACCAATTCCAATTTTCCTTGCCATGTGGCCTTTACAGGACGATCAATTATCGCCTTTGCTATATCCTGTCGTAAATATCTTTCTTCATATTGCGTATATGTGATCGTCTTTAAATAACCTAAAGCTTGATAAATATCCCTATTTCCACTATAGGATTGAGTCCCCATAGATGTTGCAAGATTCATCCTGGCCACTAATGCACTGGCCAGTGTGTGGAAATCATTTATCTGAATATTTTGTTTTGCCCGTATCATTATTTAATCTTTATTAAATACGTTGTATCATTATGCAATGACTTACTTATCATATTATTTAAAACAACATCTTTTTCACCCCCTTTGTCAATATTGCTTATTTCATTTTTTATAAACTTCATAAATTCAATAATTATATCAAACTTCATATCAGTTGAACTAACAATACTCTTGTGTTGCTCCTGATTTTCTAACTTAAAGTCAGATATATCATTATTAATTTTGTTATCCTGCTGGTTAACGTACTGTAATAATGACATAAATTGCGAATCTACTTCAGTTTTTTTAGGACGGTCGTTAATGTCTTTTCGCAATTCCTCTGTCTTATTTTTTGCGTCTACTATTACGGAATAAACACCGCTCCACCACAAACCTAAACACCCAAATAAGCATGTTAATAAAGCTCCTAACAATAGCTTTGTCCATTCTTTTTTTAACCAGTTCATGTCCCTTGTATATTAATGTTATTACCCCTATTATTATTATTGATATAAGCATCCCATCCCATATCTTAACCCACACCACATTGTCCTTGCCTACAAATAAATTTACTTCAAAAACGCATATAAAATAATAAGCCATTTTTGCTATTAAAAAAATAGGCAATATCCATTTAAGAATAATTTTTCCAATCCTTTCAGGGTGCATGTATCCGGCATACCAGCACGTACAAGCGAAAGCAATGTGAGTGGCTAAATTATAAATAGATTTTTGCAAATAACTATACTCTCTTATTTTAGCCCCTATTGCATGATATTCGCTAATTAACGCCATGTATATAATTGGAATAATTACAGCCATGCTTGTTATTAGTTTATATTTTATATCATCTTTCATCGTTTAATATTCAGGCGGTACTGGTGGGTCTGGATCAATACCTCCCCCATCCGGCGGAGCCATTAATTTTATTTTTTTAAGTCGTTTTTTCATATTATAAATTTTTTATTCATTATATAAGGCTGTTATTTCCTGCTCGGTTAATGCGCGGTTGTAAATTCTTATATCATCTATTGAACCATTTGTAAATTGTCCCGAACTACTTTTACCAATAAACGAATTTTGAGAACCTGTTGCTATGGGTTCGAGAAAAGTATTTTCCAAAATCCCATTTACGTACAAACGGGTATAGATTCCATCATTAGTCCCAACCAAATGATACCAATTTTCAATTGCCATCGTAGTAGATGATTCATTGGTTTCATCTTCTCC